TTTTGCAAGTTGTTACTGCTAATGATAGCACTCAAAGAAATACAACATCAACATCTTTTGTAGATGTAGGAACTTTATCTGCTTCTATTACTCCATCTTCAACTTCAAATAAAGTTTTTGTTATAGTATCAACAAATGCAAGGCAACTTAGTGGTGGAGATGTGTCATTTTATACAATTGATAGAAATGGCACAAATATTTCTCCTAGTGCTACAAATGGTTTTTGTGCTATCCAACCACAAACTGGAGCTGCAACAGATAATATATCTATAGCTTACTTAGATTCTCCAGCTTCAACTTCAGCTTTAACTTATAAATTACAATTTAGAAATAATACTGGTAGTGCAACTGCTTCTGCAAATTGGAATACAACAACAGGAATAATAACAGTTATGGAGATTAGTGCATAATGGAAAATAAAATTATAAAAGCAATACTTAAAATAAATCCAACAGCAGAAGTATCTGTAAGTGGAGATGACATTAATACTATTACTTGGCACAATGGAACAACACCAATATCTAAAGCTGACATAGAAGCTAAAATGGTAGAGGTACAAGCAGACTATGATGCTAAACAATATCAAAGAGATAGAGTTTATCCTTCAATTCAAGAACAACTTGATATGCAATACTGGGATAGTGTTAATGGTACTACTATTTGGAAAGACGCAGTAGCTAAAGTTAAATCAGACAATCCTAAACCAGAATAATGGCTAGAAAATCTAACTCCAATTTGGAAGAACATAATGGAATTAGATTAACATCACACGAAAAAGTTTGTGCTGAAAGAATGAAAACTCTGTTCAAATCAATGGATGAAGTTAAAAAAGAAATTAAAGAATTAAGAGCCGATATGAATAAAGGAAAAGGTGCAGTAAATGTACTTGTTTTTATGGCTGGTTTATTAGCTGCCATTATTGGTTTCTTTAAATGGAATGGCTAATCGCAAAACAAATATAGCTGGTTTAACACAAGAATTAAGAGTACAGTTGCGTCTGGCTAATGATCCCAACATGATAGTATTCACACCTTTAGGTGGTAATGGTCCAGTAGATATAGTAACATTAAACCTTACAACTGGAGAATATCAAGGGTATGATGTTAAATCTAAAAATTACAGAAAAAAAGATTACATAGCAAGTGATGGTTATGAACGAAAAAGAATTGGTAGCCTTATACATAGAACTACAACCCCGGAACAAAAAAAACTAAAGGTAAAAATCATATATGAGTAGCGACAATTCAATAGACATTCTTAATGAATACAAAGATCAAGTAAGAATATTAAAGGGACAGATCAACGAACTTGAAGATGCTGGTAAATCAAAAGATGCAGCCAATAAAAGATGTTTGCAAAAGCTAGAGTTTTGTACTAAAGACTTAGATGACGCTTTATCTAAAATTAAACAATTAGAGGAGAAGAAAAAAGATGTGGTTTAGTGCAATCAAATTAGCAGTTAACGCTGGTAGTCACATATATAAAAAGAAACAAGAAACTCGTATGAAACTTGCAGACGCACAAGCAAGTCATGCGGAGAAGATGGCTAATGGTGAACTGGAATATAAAGCAAAAGTTATTGAAAGTAATGACAATGGTTGGAAGGATGAATTTGTACTCATTCTCGTATCTATGCCTATGTTGTTATTGGTTTGGTCTGTGTTTTCTGACGATCCAGAGATTCGTATTAAACTAAATTTATTTTTTGAGTATTTTAAACAGCTTCCTTATTGGTATCAAGCTATATTTATAGGTGTAGTTAGTGCTATCTATGGTTTAAAAGGTGCAGATATAATGAGAAAAAAATAATGAGTAAAGGTATAATGACAGCATCTGTTAGTCAATACAGTAAAAAAACAAGTTTATTATCACAACAAACAGGAAAAAATGGCAAGAGTAAAGTTCAACGTAGCAGATCAACCGCACGAAAGAATACCAAAAAAAACCTCTATAGGTAGACGACCTAAACTATCTTCTATGAACAAGTCTAAAAAACTTCATAAAGGTAAGTCAAAAAATCGTGGACAAGGTAAGTAATATCTTATAGTAAAAATCATAGGAGATAATTATGATTGATAAAATTAAAGCTCAAGCTATGCACTACTGGACAGACCACAAAGAAGTGTCAATAGTTGTCATTACATTACTGGTTATTAGCATTATTTTATAAAAATAAACCCATGGAGATAGAGAGGATGAACTATTACTTCACAGGTTTACTTATAGTAATGATGATATTGTTAGCTCTTTTTGGTGGACCTACACAATGATTGATAGATTCTTTTATAAATTCTTTGGTGCAGTAGATGATATGTTTTCATGGTTAGAAACTTATTCTGTTAAGTTCACTTCATGGTTATGGCAATCAAGAGTTAAACTGTTACATAAAAAGAGAAAAAGAAAATGATTAAAAACTTTAAAGATATAGTAATATTATTAATAACAAGTGGTGTCTTAATACTTTTGGGTGTTATCATCATAGGTGATTATTGGGTAGCATTAGAAGAAAATAGACCAGTAGATGAATCTGTAATTACATTAATGAAGATGTCAGTTACAGGATTGATTGGTGTTATTGGTGGTTATATTGGTGGCAGCAGATGAGAGATAACAAAGTATTAGAATCTTTTAAAAAGAAAATAGAAAAGAATTTAAAAGAGATGAGTATTTTTAAACATTTAAGAAAAGAAGTAAATCATGGTGCTAATGGTACACAAGGTTATGTGATTAAAAAAGGTATCAACAAAGGTAAGGTTGTTAAATGAAACGACAACATAATACAGCTCTGATTGCTTTACTTGGTACAATTCTTTTAGGATTATCTACTTATGTATTAATAACTATTGTTGAATTACAAATTCATATTGGTATGTTATCAGAAGAGATAATGAATGTTGATAAACAAATAGGAAGAATTTACAATTTCATAGATTCTATTAGAGGTAATTAATGAGTATAGAATATAGAGGTGAAACATTTTCTGGTTATAATAAACCAAAGAATGACAGAACTAAAACTAAAAAATTTTCTGTACTTGCTAAGTCTGGTGATACAATAAAACTTATTAGATATGGTGATGCCAATATGACCATTAAAAAAAACAATCCTAAAAATAGAAAATCATTTAGAGCTAGACACAAATGCGATACCAAGAAGAGTGTATTAACTGCTGGGTATTGGAGCTGCAAAAAGTGGTAAACAGATGAAGATTGTTGTTATACTTATGGTTATTTGTAGCACAGTTACTGGTAACAAATGTCAACCAATATCAACAACTCAAATAGAATTTAAAGATATGTATGAATGTACAGTTTATGGCTATAGTTATTCAGAACAAGTCATAATAGAATTGGGTGCAGAATTTATAAACACTTATGGTGCTTATACTAAGTTTGCTTGTGAACAAAAAGAATTAGTATAATGGCAAAGAAAAGCTGGGTACGATCTAAAGAACAAATTATTATCTGTGGTAAGTGCGAGGTATGCAATAAAGAATTAACATCTGATATGGGTGGTTGGATAGTTAATGCAGAGAAAAAAAGGTTTTGCCATAATGGTATAGATGAGTTATGCTTTGATAAATACATTAATAATAGGAAATATAATGCCGGGTTATCATACTAAAAAAGATGGAACAAAAGCCAAGAAGGGTTTGTACTATAACATGAATAAGAAAAAAGCTGCTGGGACTTCAAACAGCAAAGCTAAATCTACTGTTAGTGCTAAGTCTTATAAGTCTATGCTAAGTGGATTTAAGAAATAGTATTTTTTATATCTTGATATTCTTGCCAAAGAGTTTGGTGAGTACCCCAGAATCTTCTCTTATCTTTTTTCATTTCAATAGAGTGTAATACTGTAGTATGATCCTGTCCAAAATATCTACCTATTTCTGTAAGACTTAGTTTATATTTTTCATGTAAAAGATTATGAATAATATTTCTTGCTCTAACTAAATCTTGTGTTCTAGTTTTGCTCATCAAACTTTTTTTATGTACTTCGTATTTGATACAAATTTTATTAATAATACTTTCAACAATTCTTGAACTAGGTTTGGCAAATGATATGCCTACAATTTTTTTAGGAATATAAACTTTTTGTTCTTTTTTAATATGTGATTGGGATAATCTATACCCATTCTTAAAAGCGTTTTTATATATTTTCTTTTCCCTTAAAGTTAAATTTTCGTAGTGTCCCGCCTTCATGGCAAGTTTAATCTCATAGAATTTTTTATTTTTAGTCATAGAATCCCCTCATGTTCCTCTTGTTTTTTTTAATAATAAAATTAATAACTATTTAGCTGTCATTAATTCTTCTTGCGTCTTTTCTATTTTCCAAAACAATTCATAAGAATCTTTTTGATACTTATTTGCTTTGTACTTTGCTTCCAGATACTTCTTGTGTTTCTTTTCTTGAAGGTCCTTTAGCTTCTGCAGACGCACTTTGATGGCTTCCATCATGCTCCTTTTTTACTGTTGTAAAATCAAGTTTAATATTCTCAATTTTTACTTCTACATTTGTTCCATCATTGGAACTATTTGCAGCCTTTTCTACTGAATCAAAATCTTCGGTAATTTGAAAACTACACTCTCCGTTTTTGATTCTTGTGTATTTTGTCATGTTTTATCCTTTTTGGCAACCTCTTTTTTGTGTAGTTCAAATGCCATGTTATTATATATTCCCATATCATGATAGTTATCAGCTTTATATCCTCTTGTTGATCTATAAAGTTTTAATGCCATCATAATATGACCTACTTGGTGTGGTTTAATTCTTTTCTTTAAGCTATCTGCTAGTACCAATGTAAACATTTCAGCTAACATAATAAAGTTATGTTGATAATCCCCATAATCTTTTTCACGTTCAGCAATAATCTTTGCCTTGATGTCTTTATCTAAATCTGCGATTTTAACTGTCATATTTTTTTGTGTCCTAGAGGGGAAAACTAACGAAGGGAACTAAGAAAGAAAAAAACCCCTCTAAGACTATACAAATTTTCTTTTTAATTAAAACTTGTATTCTGGTTTGTTACCAGAAATAGGTGCTTTTGGAAACCCCTTATTTCCAGCTGATTGTGGAACAGCACTTGGATTGTTAGGTGTCAATTTAATCTTGATTGCTCCAGTTAAATTACCACTATCATCTTTTGCGTTCCATCCTGCAGGATTGTGCCAAGTCTCTCCTATCTTTGTACCAATGGTCCATTTCTTTCCCTCTGGTGCATTAGGATTTGGGGGTGCTACCCAATCCGGATGGTTATCTGCTGACTTGTTTTCGTTAGGTACTAAGTTTACCCATATTACTTCTTCCATATTTACTCCTTTGTTATCTTCAACTATTGTTGAACATTATTTAATTGTAATTCACGAGTTTCAGCAACATCAGTTATCTGTCTGTATGCTCGTAAATTGTTTTTAAGTAAAAAATGAACACTATCTCTATGCTTATTCTTGGCAAGATTTAACCCTTGTATAGTTTTAGCATTTCTTAGTTCATCTTTTATTTCATCTACATTCACAGATTCATCCATGTATGTAGGCTCTGCAGATTTCTCCACAGAATTTTGTTTAAAAGGTTTGGCTTCATAACCATCCTCATCTTTAATACCGGTTTTAAGATTTAACAGATTTAAGAAAGCATACTTTCTTGAGTATGACATAGCTTGACCCGTACCAAACTTATCTAATCCACCCATTGCAGAACATCCATCTACTAAAACAAATTGTGTTGGATCATCAACGTCATGTACTTTCATAGTACATATAACCATGACCATATTCTTATCTGTTATTTCTGTTAGGTAACTGCAAGTTGGGTACAATCCATTATTCAATAATGATTGCGTTGCAGTTTCTTGTACTGCGTCATGCAATAAAGGATTAAAGTGCATCCCTTTTACTTTTTCTGCTTTCTTAACACTACCAGCTTCAATACAAGCCGAGTGCAATTTTTGGTATATGTTTTTCTTACTCATGTTTCATTCCCCATAGGTTAGTTATTAATTGTAGTTGTTCTGGTGCTAAGTCTTTATAATAAAATGGATGACTTAAATCTGGTGGTTCACACATCATTGCAAGTTCTTGTATATTACCCTTGCAAAACATAATCATCTTTTCCCAAAATAAAATCTTCTCTATCATTTTAAAATAGAGATGCTCCAGATGGTCTTTCTTCATTAACTCATGTGATTGGTCAAAGATAATATGATCTTTGTCATTAGTATAAACTAAGAATGGTATTTTCTTAGTACACATATAGTAAAACGAAGTCTGGGTTAAGTTATCAAACGTAGGCTCACTTGGAATTGGTTGCGAACTCATATTCCATTCCTCTTTGTTTTTAACTTTTCTAATATTAGGTGGTTTAGTTTTAAGTTCTATAAATTTAGTTTTGCTTTCATAATCAATTCTACCAATGATAGGTTTTATCATTGTCATTTCTTTATGCTCAACGTATCTCTCGCAAACTAATTTATCTTTACCAATTATATCTTGCACAACCTTTTTAGTTACACCAATACAATCGTGTGCGTACTGTTGCATTTCTTCTCTGGCAAACTCATCCTTTGCGTCTACCGGTGGTTTATCTTTTATAATTTTTAATTCACTTTCAAATGCTGTTTTATAATCTCTTTCTTCTTTTGTGAACGCAGTTTGTTTTATTGTTTTAGTTGTATAGATAACATCAGCTATCATTTTTTGAACTGTGTTATTAACTAAATTTCCAAATGATGGTTTGTATCTAAATACAAAATTTCTTCTTACCTCTTGTGGAAAAGAATAGTTAATTATATTTTTTGAGAATGGTGATGATGTAGAACTGTAAGACCAATGGTCCAATCCTTTACCCCCATTATAAAAAGCAAACGCTTCTTGTATTAGTTCTTCTTGAGTTTTCATAAGTTCCTTTTTTTTAAACACTTATAAACTAAATTATTATCTTGTCAAATAAAATATATAATATATACCTCTATAATAGATAAACAAAGAAAGGAATTATGACACTTGAAGAATATAGAAAAGAGAAAAAACTATCCTATTATGTCTTTGGACAAATGTTGGGACTTGATGGACAAAATCCGGGTACATCTGTTAATCGTTGGTGTTTAACTGCTAAAGTAAAAAGGTTTCCTAATCCAGAAATGGTTAAGAAAATAGTAGAGATAACTAAAAATAAAGTAACCATAAAGGATTTATATGACGCTTGGTACGAAGCCAAAATTTAAATATAAAAGAGTTAAAATAATTTGGCAAGATATTGTAACTGATCCATCTTGGTATGATAGTTTAGAAGATGTTGAGAAACTAACTTATTCTTGGTGTGAAGATACCGGTTATTTATTTAGTAAAGATAATAAGATGGTTAAGATATTTACATCATATTCTTTTGATGGGGATAAGCTAACTGTTGGAACTATAACTGTATTTCCAAGATCAGTAGTTAAAAAGATAGAGGTATTAAAATGATGACACAAGAAAAAAAAAAAGAAAAAAATAAACAATATGAATTAAATAATAAAGAAAAAATTAAAAATAGAAAAAAAATTTTTTACCTAGAAAAAGGTGGAAAAGAAAAACAAAAAGAATATCAGTTAAACAATAAAGAAAAAAATAAAAAAATAAAAAAAATATATTATTTAAAAAATAAAGAAAAATTAAAAGAACAAGGTAGAGAAAATTATTTAAAAAATAAAAAAGCAAAATTAAAATATCAACGAGAATATGGTAAAAAATATTTTCAAAAAAATAAACAAAAAATATATGCTAGAGAACTTAATAGATCAAAAACTATTCCAAGTTTTAGAATAAGAAAAAGTTTAAAATCAAGAATAAATTCAGCTTTAAAAGGAAATAATAAATCAGCTTCAACTATGGAATTCATTGGATGTTCTATTGATAAACTATGGAATCATTTAGAATCTAAATTTGAATCTTGGATGACAAAAGAAAATTATGGACTATGGCACGTTGACCATATTATTGCTTGTG